AGTTCTGCGCGCTGTTCTGGAACCCCAGCCCCAGGTTGCCCAAGCCCATGTTGTAGTTCTGGTCGGCCTGGTACTTCTGCAGGTTGCGCCCCATGGCGTTGTTGTAGTCCTGGCCGTACAGGTTGGACAGCGCGCCCGCCAGCCCGGTGTTGGCATCCTTCAGCGCGTTGGCCTCGACCACGCCCTGGCGCGATCCGCCGTAGCCGCCCGCCGCGATGGCCGCGCTGCCGATGCCCGGCAGGATGTTGCGCTGCAGGTTGTCGGTGACTTGCTGGCGGATGGTGCCCGCCATCTCCCCGAGGTAGGGGTTGGGTGTGTACGTGAAAGGGTTGCCCAGGGTCTGGGGGGTGTAGGGGTTGGCCGCGCCGCCTGCTGCACCACCTGCTGCGCCGCCAGCGGTGTTGCCGCGCTGGGTGGTGGCCAGGTTGGTCAGCGCCTGCCAGTCGGCGTCCGTTTGCTGGCCCAAATTGTTGTTGACGTTGGTGCGCAACTGCGCGTCGGTCAAGCCGTTGCTCAGGCCCAGGTTGTAGACCCGCGCCTTCTGCTCGGGCGTGAGGTTCTGCGCAATCCCCTTCAGCGCGTTCCAGTCGGCGTCGGACTGCATGCCGAACAGCCCGCTGGCCTCCATGCGCACCTGCTCGTCGGTCTTGCCGCCCGCCAGCCCGCCCAGATAGGCCTGCGCCTTTTGCTGCGGGGTCAAGGCTTGCAGGTTGGCCAGTTGCTGCGGCGTCATGCTCTGCTGTTGAGCTGCGCCCTGCAGGTACGACCAGTCGCCCGCCGACTGCGCGCCAAGCTGCCCCTCAGCGGCTTGGCGGATGGCCGCGTCGGAGTAGCCCGCCTTGAGCAGTCGGTTGTACTCGCCCGCCTTGCCCGCGGCGCTGGTCATGTTGGCGGGATTGAATGTGATTGCCATGTCGTTACCCCAAGAAGCGCCATGCTCCGGCGCGGTATCCATAGAAGCCTGCCCCGCTGCCGGGGTTCCAACTGGTGCCGTCGGCCAGCACCAGCATGCCGTCCCGGGGCTTGGCGGGCGCCACGTACAGCATCTCCAGGCTCAAGAACGGGTTGCCCTCCAGCGAGGCGCGGGCCAGGTTGATGAGCTCTTGCTGCAAGAACTCCGGCAGGTCCGCCGGGTTGGGCGGCACAGCACGCGGTTGGTACATCAGTACGCCCCCGTGCTCACCACGTCCAGGTCAAATGACCGGACGCGAAACGGCAAGCTGCCCGAGAACTCCACCGCCAGAAAACGACCCTGCGCGAACGCATCGGCCTTGATGCTGGAGCCGATGGTGAAGCTCACCGCATCCGACCACGTGGGCGCGGCGTCCGGCGTCATGGCCGCCCCCACCCGCACCGCCACCGTGCCTGCGGCCGCGCCGTCGATGCGCGGGTACACCGCGCGGATCAGCTTGTTGCTGTACGGGTCATCCAGTGACAGGCCCGAACGCTGCAGCAGGCCGGGCAGGGCCACCACGCCGTCGTCGCTGTTGCCCACATCGAACGCTTTCAGCGCCGTGGTGGTGCTCAGCAACAGGCGGGCCTCGTTGGGCGCGTACTCGTTGCCCGTCCAGGTGGTGGTGTCCCAGTCCCACTGCTCGCTGTCCGTGCCCCAGGTGCTGCTGGTGGTGTAGTCGATCTGCCCCGAGGCGCCGTAGGTCACGCTGTCCAGGTCGCGCAGGCCCCAGGTCTTGGTGAGCCAGTTCCACACGCAGGCCTTGTTGCACAGCGTGGAGCCCGCAAAAGGGAAGCACACCAGCACCTCGTTGCGCTGCGGGTTGCTGGTGACAAAGGCGCGCTTGTAGTTGTCGCTCGTCAGGTTGTCGAAGATGTACTTGCGCACCAGCCCGTCGGCAATGCTCACCATGCCCTGGCCGGTGTTCAAGATGACGTCCCCCGCCGACAGCACCACGTTGCCCAGGGGGGTGTTCACCCCGCAGCCCCGGGCCAGCATGCCGTACTCGCCGGGCATCTTGCGGAACTGGAAGATGAAGGGCTGGCCCACAAAGCGCATCTCGTAGCACGAGCGCTCCTTGTAGACCGCCAGCACGTCGCCCAGGGGCAGGGCGTCCACCAGCAGGTCCGAGGTCTCGGCCAGGTCTTGCTCGCCGGCGTCCTTGGTGGCGTCGGTCTCGTCCCAGCTTGACGGGATCGTGCCCGCCACCGCGGCGTGGCTCCACTTGACCATGTGCGGGTAGGCGGTGCCGCTCTTGGTGATGTTCAGCGCCACCAGGTAGTTCTTGAACGGGGTGAGCGCCTGGCAGCGCCAGTTGGCGTTCCAGCCCGTGAGCGTGGCCAGGTCGTTGGCGACGTTGCCGCCCCAGAACTGCGGCTGGTCGACGCTGTTGTTCATCACCAGCACCCCGCCCAGCACGCCCCCGGTCCAGCGGTCGTCCTGCGTACCTGTGAACAAGCTGCCAGGGGTGATCTCGGTGCGCGTGGTGCCGTCGTCCACAAACACCTTCTGCGTGCCGGCGTGCACCCAGTATTTCTTGGTGGTGGTCTGGTAGGACTGCACCCAGTACGGCGTGATGCTCGGGGCGCTGAACACCGAGGCCGTGCCCTTGAAGCGCTGGGCGTAGCCGTTCAGAAAGCGCATGTTGGTCACGCTTGACCACATGCCCGTCTCCAGCTCCTCGGGCGACAGGTCGGGGTTCCAGCCCCGGCCGCAGTCGGTGATCTTGACGATGGGCATGTCAGGGCCAGGTCACGTGGTCAGGAAAACCCGGCTGCGCGGTGATGTCGCGCAGCGCCTGGCGGTAGGCCGCCCAGCGCGCCTTGTCCACCGGTGCGTCGGCCAATTGCGTCCAGTCGGACTCTTCCAGGCGGCGCTTGCGCTCGGCGCGCACGATGGCGGCCATGTCGCGCACCGGCTCAGCCCAGGTGGTGCCGTCGTAGGTCCAGCCTTGCTCGACCTCGTCGGGGCAGTTGACGAACTGGCTGGCGTAGCCAGGGTCAAACAGCTCGGCGGGGTCGCGGCTCCAGGCCTCCTGCACCACGCCGTTTTGCACGAATGCGTATCTCATGTCAGACCTCACCAGAGAATGAACACGGCGCCTGCGCCGCCTGCGCCGCCCGCGCCGACCGTGCTGCCTGTTTGAGCGCCGCCCCCGCCGCCGCCGCCATACGTTGCCGCGGCTCCTGCAGACGCGGCTGGAGTTGTAGCGTTCCCGCCGCCGCCAGCTCCACCGCCGCCAAAAATGGAGCCTGACGCCGCGCCGCCGGAGCCGCTGTCGCTGGCGCCGCCGCCCCCGAACGAGCCCGGCACGTTGCCACGGCCCGCCCCGCCGCCGAGCCCTGGCGGTGACGACACACCAGAGCTGTTTTGGCCGCCGTAGCCATTCAGTGGCCGCAGCAGCGGGTCAGTGAAAAGGTTGTGCAGGCCACGGCCTATGTTCCCGCTGCCCGCGCCCCCCCCGGTGTTTGTGGCACCGGCACCACCCGCGCCGCCGCCGCCGGCCGCCTGGGAACCGGTGCTGCCCGCGCCGCCGGCGCCGCCCCAGCCGCCGCCCCCGCCGCCGCAGGCCGAGCCTCCGGCAAATGCAACAGGCGCGCCGCCGGCCCGAAGCCCCGCCGCCGCCGCCCGTGGTATCAGCGCCGCTGGTTGCCCCGGCGCCCCCAGCAAACGCACCGCCATTGGTGACGCTGACGTTCTTGGTGGCGGTGCCGCCCGTGCCGCCTGTAGCCCCCGAGGCGTTGCCGCCCTTGCTCCCCGTCAGATACCCCGTCCCCCCAAGCGATAGACCCCCGGTAGTTCCGCTTACCGTGACCGTCCACGAATCCCCGGGCGTGACTGCAATGTCGCCATACGCACAGCCACCACCACCACCGCCGCCACCGCCGGCAGTGGAGGCCACGCCCGCCGCACCGTTACCCCCCGGGCCAAAGGCGTAGGCCCGAATGGACGTCACGCCGCTGGGCACAACGAACGTACCCGACGCAGAGAAGAACTGGTTGCGTGTGTTGCCAAGCAGTGCCAGCGCGGTATCAAAAGGATTGCTCACCCAGTTGGCGCTGGTGCCGTCCGTGCCCAAGAACTTCCCCGCGTTCCCCGTCTGCCCCGGCAGCACCGCTGTGATGCCCGAGGCCGCAAAAATGGACGCAGCCACGTGCGCCGTGGTGGCGATCTGCGTGGTGTTGGTGCCCGCCGCCGCCGTGGGCGCCGCTGGCGTGCCGGTAAACGTGGGCGAAGCCGTGGGCGCCTTGGTGTCGATCTGCGTCTGGATCGCTGACGTCACCCCCGCCACATGGCTCAGCTCGGTGTGCGTTGCCGTCACCGCCCCGGTCACGTTCGGAAACGTCGCCTTCACCGTGCTCTTGATCAAACGCAGGTGGTCGTCGCCCTCGCTCTTGGGATCCGAAGCCGCCGGGTAGGTGGCGTTCAGGCCGTTGATGTAGGTCGCGGTCTCAACCGTCATAGCGTCCTCACTCTCATCGCAGAACCCGAGCGCAGGGCCGTGTCGTCAGACTCTTGCAGGCTGCGCACATCGGCTTGGTACTTGGCTTCCCAGGTGGGTATGCGCTCGTCGTTGAACACGTAGCCGCTGGCCTCAGCCAAGGCGGCAAACAGGTACACGCTGGGGT